TTCCTGCCAGTAAAAAATCAATATCGAGCAGAAAGTTACTATTCGGAATTGGTATAAATAATGCCGACTACATGGTTAATCCTAGAGTTAACGGTAAAAAACTTATTTGTCCAATATATCAAAAATGGAGCGCCATGATCAGTCGGTGCTATTCAAAAAAGATCCACAATAGTCAACCGACCTATTCAGGATGTTCGGTTTGTGATAAATGGGTTTACTTCTCTAATTTTAGACAGTGGATGATTAATCAAGATTGGCAAGGTAAGGCACTAGATAAAGATATAATTTCCCCGGGTAATAAGGTCTATTCGCCTGATAATTGTTGTTTTATTTCAGGAGCATTAAACTCCCTGTTAAATGGATACGATAGGGGGCGCGGCAATTACCCCAAAGGAGTTAGCTGGCATATTGGCAGTGAGAGTTTTGAGGCATATGTTAGTTACAAAGGAAAAAGAATAAGGCTGGGCTATTACTCATCACCCAAAGAAGCGAGCAAGATTTATATTAAAGCAAAGATAGATATAATACTTGAGGCCGCCGGAGAGCAAACGGATGATAGGATTTCTAATGGATTAAGGATTCACGCGGATCTATTAAACGCATTAATAATTTGACAACATTAAATAATGAGTGTACATTACGTTTATACCAAAGCCCTGCAATGCAGGCCGGTTTATTCTGAGCTGGTCACGTTTGAGAACGGTTTTAATCGGTTGGCCTAAACGCCTCCTTTGCCGATAGTGCATATTTTACGAGATATGACCACCGCTAAACGATAATGACAATCAGGCAGGCTACGTTTTACCGCTTTCTCATTCCTTTAGCGGGTTTGACTACTCATTACCTTTGCTGAGGTTGCCGATTACAGCATGATAATTAACCGCCTAGTGCGGTTTTTTATTGAAATTAAATTAACAAAAGTGTTGCGTATCACAACGAAAGTGTTAATATAGATACATAGACAAGACGCAAACAAACAAAAAGGCGAATATCATGAAAACCATCACTAACCGCAAAAACGAACGTTACGAATTTCTTACTATCGTATTCGCAACGAGAGAAGAAGCTACAAAGAATGCAGACGAAAACATGGGCGAGTCAGTACAAAGAGTTATAAAAGCATTATACGGCGAAGATGGTTTTGCGGTTAAATCTGCTGACGGGTTCAAAGAGTTCATCAAGGTTGCTGTTTAATGATAAGGCGAATCAAAGTTGAATTCGTGGAGGGTGTTTACCTTCCACGGTTCAAAATAAACAAGGGCGCTGCCTGGGAAGTTAGGCCGGACAGGATAGAAAGGGGCGGGTTTAGTCTCGGTGGTGGTTTTATTAAGTCAAACCAATACAAAGTTACTGGAATCATTAAATGAAACTTAAACAACACATTAAAGATAGTCACGATAACAATCTAGCGGCATTTGCTCGGTGTATCGGGTCAACATACCAGCAAGTACAGCGCTGGATAAAATTAGATTGCATATGGCACGAAGGGCGCGTTTGGGCTCCAAAGACGAGAATTAAATTATGAGTAAACTTATTTTTGGAGTTGGAATAAATGATGCTGATTATATGGTTCGTCCAATAGTTAACGGCAAGGGAATTACGTGCTCTTACTATCAAAGGTGGCATAGTATGATTCGCCGTTGTTACGACCCTAAGTATCAAGAAAAAAACCCAACATATCGAGGTTGTTCTGTGGTTAGGGGGTGGTTATTATTTAGTGGTTTTAGAGCTTGGATGGTTGATCAAGATTGGGAAGGGATGGATCTAGATAAGGATATAATCAAGCCCGGTAATAAAGTTTATTCGCCAGAGAATTGTTGCTTTATTACTCACGAGTTAAACAGCTTACTATGCGATAGCGCAGCGCAACGAGGGTTATTACCTCAAGGCATTTGCTGGCATAGGCAACACAGAAAATACCACGCAAAAATTATGTTAAACAGCAAGAGAAAGCACCTAGGTTACTTCATTAACCCCGAGGCAGCAAGCCGCGCTTACATTAAAGCCAAGACATCATTAATATTACAAGCAGCACAAGAGCAAACTGAACCGTTAATCGCTAATGGACTACGATTACACGCCGAACTATTAAACAATTAAACATAATGATTGATATTGTCAACTAAACGTAATACAGTGTCTTTACTAACTCAAATAAACCAAAAGGATTTAATTATGACTTGGGCAACTAATTACAAAGTAGCATATGAAGATCACGCAATCCGGGTGTTAGAATTTCGTGCAAGCAACGATAACAAGACAACCTTATTTGTTCCACCACAAGCCGGTCACGAGAGCTGGATTGCCGATTTCAAGCAGGGGCAAAGCTTGGTCGAGTGCGCTCTAATCAATAGCAAAGGCGGCGTTTATTCTATCGACTGGAAAGGCTCTACAGTATTTCGAGCGCTTGAGAATGTAACCACATTGCAAGACCAGCTCATAACCGCCATCGATGTAACCAATAGCGATAGAATCCATGTGGTCGGCTTATGTCAAGGCGGATGGGTAACCGCATTAGCTTCAACCAATCGCCCTGACAAGTTCAATGAAATAACGCTTGCGGGCACTCCAATCGACACAAGCTTTGAGTGCATTATCTCACCGGCCGGAAAGGTTCCGTTATTCATTTATCAGTCAGTTGTAATGATGTGCGGCGGAATCATGTCAGGCAAGTTAATGCTAGACGCCTGGAAAAAGCCGAATGCGGAAACGCACAGAAAAGCCGAGCTTCTACCAGAGAATGACCATTTTTATTCCTGGTATAACAAAACTCAAAACTTATCGGGCGCTTGGTATTTGTGGGCCATTGACAATATATTCATCAATAACCGGTTGCCTAGCATGTTAAACATATCCTGTAAGGTCAACACTGTTGCAGGTCTAAAGGATGATATCACCCCACCAGACCAGACAAGGGCAGTGCAAACGAACTGCGATCAATTGACTACAGATTACGAGATAAATAAGGGGCATTTAGGTGTGTTCATGAGCAGAGAGGCAGTGAAGCCCGGCGGTGTGTGGGCAGTAATATTCGGGGGCAACCAATGAAACAAACAACATCAACAACCAAATCGAGCGAGAAAAAATACAACGTAATATACGCAGATCCTCCATGGTCATTTAAATCCGTTAAAACTGGTGGCTCTATGAAGTCAGGGTCAGATCATCAATACCAGACAATGACAATGGACGATATGAAAAACATGGACGTCGAAAATCTTTGTGCCGATGATTGTATTCTTGTTATGTGGTGGGTTGGTAGCCAGCCACAAGAGGCGCTTGATTTGTGCAAGGCTTGGGGCTTTACCGTTAAAAATATGAATGGCTTTGTATGGAACAAACTAACTAAAACGGGATTGCCATTTTTTGGCATGGGGTTTTATACAAGAGCCGGAAGTGAATCAGCATTAATTGCGGTTCGAGGTAAACCATCAAATCTAGTTATTGATCATAGTGTCCGAGCTGTACGATCCGCAATGGTCGGTAAACACTCAGAGAAGCCTATTAAATTTCGCGAGGATATAACAAAAATGTGTGGCGAAGTGCCAAGCCTTGAAATGTTCGCGCGCCATGAAACGCCAATAGCTAATTGGGATGTTTTCGGTAACGAGTCGTTAGGCTCAATTAAAATAGGCGTCAAGCCATGCAAACTAAAACCAACAGCCTAATCGAAACATGCACCAATACAGCTATTGGTTACCTGGTCGGCCTCGCTAGTCAGCTGTTAGCGTTTCCGATGTTCGATATTAACATCCCGTTTAGTGATAATTTACTAATCGGGTTATGGTTTACAGTAATTTCAATCGGTCGCGGGTATGTTGTGCGGCGAGTTTTTAATAAAAGGAAATGAAATGAGAAAATTAAACGTACTATCATTATTCAACGGTATGAGCTTTGGCATGATGGCGCTAGAAACATTGGACGTTGAAGTTGGTAATTATTATTCAAGCGAAATCGACAAGTACGCTAACCAGGCAACGCAAGCGCTTTACCCTGAAATAATCCAGATGGGCGATGTAACAAAGTGGCGCGAGTGGGATGTTGCTTTATCTGACATTGATTTGTTGCTTGCTGGATTCCCCTGTCAAGCTTGGTCAATGGCTGGTAAGCAAAAAGGTGACAGCGATCCTCGTGGCGCATTAGTTCATGATTTGATTAATATCTGGAAAGCGATTAACGAAGCTCGGATGACTCGAGGTAAATCGCCGGTTAAATTCATGTTCGAAAATGTGAGGATGAAAAAAGAGTTCCTTGATTACATTAATGATCTATTTGGTGTTGAACCTGCATGCATTAACTCAGCTTTGGTTAGCGCTCAGAATCGCAATCGGTACTACTGGACTAATATCGGAAAAATTGAACAGCCAGAAGATAAGGGCATTATGCTTACTGACGTTATAGAGCCTGATGGCGAGTCTGGCGCAAGTTACAACCGAAAGGAAGGGCTAGGAAGTTCATTAAGTAAAAGCCATGTTCTTAGCGCATCAGATTGGAGAGGGTTAAATAGAAATCAAAACCAAACCGCAATAATCCAAAGGCCGCGAGGTAACAATCCTGGCGGATTAAGAGCTTTAGATGGGAAGGCGCCATGTGTAGGCGCTAGCTCATGGCAAGAAAACAATCATTTAGTTATCAAATCAGGCGCCAGAAGAAGTAGGGGCGACGAAGTCAGAACGGACAACAAGGCAAATTGCTTACTTTCTGATGGTCATCAATCAAGATGGTTATCTAAAGATGATATTTTTTATCGCAAACTAACCGTTAAAGAATGCATGAGACTACAAACAGTCCCGGAGCGTCACATCAACACATTATTAGGCGCCGGCATAAGCAACACGCAGCTTTACAAAATGACGGGCAACGGATGGACGCACGATGTGATCGTTCATATATTTAAGGGGTTATTACAGTAACCAACCTCCATGTTATAATGCCACCATACTATATTTAACGGTGGCATCATGGCAAAATTCAGAAGCAATAAAATTCAACGGGCGATTGCTGCCAATTCACATAATGGCCGAAACGCTAGGGCTAGCGCTTTACTTGGCTACAATCTGCTTGGAACCTATCACAATGCAAACACCAATATAGATTATTGGGATAGCGCCGGTTATCCGAAGAAGCTAGGTTTTAGTGATTTATGGAACATGCAAGCTAGGTTTGGCATTGCCAAAGCGGGGATCATGAAGCCGGTCGATAAATCATGGCAAACTAACCCGACGATCACTGATGGTGAAAACGATGGCGTTCGTAGCTTAACCGACTTCGAGAAAGACTTTGAAATATTGGTCGATAAGCATCACTTTTTCTCCAGGTTAAAAGGTGCCGATTGGCGCCAGCGCGTTGGCCGTTATTCTGCAATGCTCACCATATTGAGAGAGCAAGCCCCCGGTAAGGCGAGTGATCCCGTAACTAAAGTGAATGGAATTGAAGCCATCATTAAGCTGGTCCCTAAAATTGAGGCGGAGGTTGATGTTACCGATGTTGGGACTATAACTGATATTAATAGCGAGCAGCACGGAATGCCGACTCATTACAACCTTCGTCAAAATGTGGAAGGTGATCGCAACCCAATTGATAATCAAAATATAAGGCTGCACCCTTCAAGAGTGTTTATTTTTGCAGAGGGGAGTGACGACGGCTCTATTTTTGGCATTCCAACAAACGAGGCCGGTTTTAATTCATTAATGGATTTAGAGATTATTTGTGCTAGTGGTCAAACTGGATTGCGTAAGAATGCCAAGCAACGGTTTATTTCCAGCATTAAAGACAACCAGGTTGCCACAGCGTTAAAAGATGAAACCCTAAAAGCCGCATATGACAAAAACGTTGATGAATTTAACCGCGGTGACTCTCCGAATTTGACCGTTTATGGCATGGACATCACAGCCATGCAATCAGACTTAGCCGACCCGACCAGTCCTTTTGCTAACTCATTAAATGCATACGCCGCATCCATTGGCTACCCTGCTAGCTGGATAATAGGCGTCCAAATGAATAAACAGGCCAGTGTTGGCAATGAGAACGACACCAATGATACGATCAAGAGTCGGCGCGAAAATTATTTAACGCCATCGATAGTTGGCTATTTAAATTACCTAATTGATATCGGCGCAATGTCAAAGCCAAAAGATAAAATAATCGTCACTTGGGATGATCTCGAAGAAGATACGCCGGGCGAAAAGCTTGATCTTGGAGATAAAATGTCGACCATAAACGAAAAGGCATTTAAAGCTGGCCGTGGTGAGGTGTTTACTATTGAGGAAATACGCAAAACGTCGGGTCATGAAGCAGAGCCTGAAGGCGGTCTTGAAGGCCTCCAAGAGGGCGACGAAGATTTGCCGCCGCTTGAAAAATAAAAAGCAAGAACCAGGCAGGGTATTAATCAGTCGAAATGAGGTATCAGAATCGATTGCTTATGCCATTGCCAACAAATGGAAGGTGGCCCCTTCACCGATTAACGCTGCTTTTGTTATTGATCGATTTATAGATAGGATGATGCATGGCAAACCCGATAGTACCTAGAAACGCAGAAGATCCGGCGGCCCAGTTCGGAAATATCCGCAATGCCAATGCTAAGGCAAAAATTCGTTACAGAAATATTCAACGCGGCATGCGAGATCTAATCGCCAGCATCAACAAGCGAATTGTTCCTGATAGCGCAGTCGGCGGCATTGTTACAAATATTAAATATGAATACCTAGTTGATGCTGAACGGTTCCAGAGCATTAACTTGTTTATTCAGCAATTACTATACGATGAGCTGTTAGATAGTCAGGAAGGTGAGTTAACTAACCGGTGGTGGCTCCGTGCCAATATCGATCAAGCATACGAAGACGGTACCAGCGACGCACTAATTAGCGCCAAGAACATGGCTACCATCGAGTCAGTAGGGCCGGAACTTA